TGGAGCTCTTTCTGGCTAAACGACATGGTTCAGAGTCGGCCTATCGTAAGTAACGGGTGACTTATCCTAGCATCAAATGGAAACACCAGCAATGCTGATCTCGCGCACCGGGAACATGTATTCGATCGGATAGCCCACCGCGTCGCCCATGTGCTCGACGCCCATGTCCTTGTCGACCTCGCGCCCGCCCTCTTTGTAGATCGTCTGCTCCAAGGTCTTGATGACTTCCTTGCAGCGCTTGTCCACAAAGAGACGCTTGCGCCCGTCGGCGCTCTTGAGCATGCGGTTCACGGCGTTGATCCGGTCGGCCACCGGCGGGTGCTTCTTGCGATAGACGACGTTCTTGAAGCCTTTCTGCTTGAAGATATCGACGTCGGACTCGCCGCGCGCGTGCTGCCGGTAGCCGCCGGCCGGGTCGGGGAAGATCGTCACGCGCTTGATGAGCTTCCAGTAGAGGCGCTCGAGCTCGTCGCACACCTCCTCGGTGTTGGAGCCCTTGAGGCTCAGCTCGTGCACGATCCACACGTCGCCGTTCTCCTGCGGCTGCAGGATGGCCGAGCTCATCGGGTCGATGTTGAAATCCTGCCCCACCCAGATCGGCAAGCTCGGGTTGAACGGATAGTTGCCCGTGTGCACCTTGCGATCGAAGGCGTGATACACGCGCCCGCTCATCGTTTCGAACGACGCCTCGAATTCCTGTTTGAACGATTTCTCGTCCATGTCGGCGCGCGCGGCTTCGATCTCGCTCTTCGGGATGAACGGCGAGGTAATCGTCGGGAACTGCCAGCTCTTCCAGCGCCCGAGAATCTGGTTCTTTGGATCCTGGCCGAGCATGTGCAGGTCATACAGGAAGTTGTATGACTTCGGCGTGCCGATGAAAAGCGCGTGCCCGCCGGTGGACGCAAGCGTCGGGCGCAGCACCTTCTTCCACGCCTCGGGGTTGATGTCCTGCACCTCGTCCATGACGAGAAAGTGCACGCCCACGCCGCGCAGCGAATCGGGGTTGTCGGCGCCCTTCAGTTCGATCCGTGTCTCGTTGACGAGGGTGACGGTGAGCGTCGTCTCGTTGATCTTTTTGACCCACTTGCGCGGCAGCGCGGCAATGAGGTCCGGCCACATGATCTGCTTGGCCATCCGGTAGGACGGCGCCACATACCACACGAGGCGCTTCGGAACCTTGGCGTATTTGATGAGCGAGACTTTGGCGAGCTGAGTTTTGCCCCAACGGCGCCCGGCCGTGACCACGCGGAAACGATGCGGCGAGCGAAAGACCTCCATCTGCTTCGGATGGAGGAACAACGTCTGCATCTCGGCTGCGATCGGCGTGACGCCGGGCAGCCCCGGCTCACGCACCTGCATCGTCGCCCTCGATATCGAGCGGGTCGGCCACGCCCTCTTCCTCGGCCGGCGACGGCAGCACAACCGCCATTGCCTCTTCGTCGGCGCTCATATCGAGGCCGCCGTCGTCCTGGCGCGACTGCATCTCGATGATCTGCTCGGCGGTCATCTCGTGAACGCCCAGCTCCGGCAGCTCGTTGTTGTCGTCCTTCTCGCCGTCGGCGATGCCGAGCAACACGAAGCGCTCCCCGCGCAGCGTCGCGAGCGCCTCGGCCGCGAGCTTGAGGGTCTTGATCTCGTTCTGGACGGTGGCGAATGGCTTGTTCTGCTGCTGCGCGTTCACCAGCTGCTTCTGGATCAGCCCCGCGATGACCTTCGCCGCCGCGTAGTGCGAGTCCTTCGTCTCCTTGATCTTGGCCGCGATCACGCCCGCGTCGCCCATGATCTGCGCGTTGACCTGCTGCGTGACCGCAGCTTGCACCTCGGCGCGCTTCTCGCCCTTCTTCACGCCCGCCTTCGCGAACAATGCGCTCATCGCCCGCGACGTGCGCCCGAAGCGCGTGGCGAGCTGCTCAAGGGTCTGCTCGCCGGCTTGATACAGGGCGATGGCCTCGGCCTTTTGCTTCTCCGACAAAGAGCGGCTGCCGGGCTTGCGGCCGCCGGTCTTCTTCGGTTCCGTGGTCGTGTCCGTCATCACTGGCTCTCAGGCAAAAAAAATGGGGCAGCCGTTGCTCGGTCTGCCCCTTGGAGGTGATTCGTTTCCAGGAACAGACTATACCGGGCCGCAGGTAAAAAGTAAATAACCCGTGCCTTACTTTGTTGGGCAGCTTTTCCCGCCCGCGGTCCTGATCTCATCGTGCTCGCTATCCTTTCATGTTCCTTACTTACTTGTCACTTTTTCGGGGTTCCCATAGTTTTTAGAATGTAGTTTTTTACTATGTATAAAAAAGAAGGTTATATATAAGAGGGAAACCGAAAAAGTGACAAGTGGTAAAACTTACAAAAAATGCTTACTTTTTAATCAATAAACTCTTCTTCGAGGAAAGGCACCGGCTCGGGAAGAGGGAGCTCCGGGAGAAAAGAAAGCTCCGGCCCGGGTAAGTCGAGGCTTACCGGAATCGCCTCTTCTTTCGGAACAAGCACCGGCTCGGGAAGGTTTTCGTCCGATTTCGTTCCGATCGCAGATCCCGGCCCGGGCGCCGGCCGGCCAGTTCCGTCGATCACCGCGCGGCCCAGCTCCGTTGCGCGCACGAGGCGCCGCAGCCGCCCCCGGCGGTGCTCGGCCATGCTCCGGTCGATGAGCCCGTGCCGCTCAATCGCGCGCAGGGAGAACTGCAGGCTCTCCTTGGTGGTCGCATACGGCAGCCGTTCGAGCAGCTGATCGAGATCGACCGGCTCGGAGGTGTCAGCCGCGGCCACCACCTTCATGATCTCGATCTGCTTGGTCGTGAGGTTCATCGCGGCCGCCGGCAGGTCCAGAAGTGATCGCCCCACTCCGAGCCCTTCAACGTCGCGTTGACGGCCTCGTATTCCTCTTTCGTGGGCGTGCGCGCCCAGATCACGAAGTCATACGCGCGGCCCTGCACCTCCGCCGCATCCTCTACGCACTCCATCGTCCAGGGTGAGAGCGTGCCCTTGGTCCCAACCACGCACAGGGTCTTGGCAGTCGTTTTGAGCGTCATACAGGTGTCTCCAGCAGGTCCAGTCGCAGGGGTTCGTTCACCCCTTGGTTGTCGAAAGCGGAAAGCGGGATACGCGCGGGCAGCGCGCGCATCGCCTGTGTGTTTGGATCCCAGTCGGGGTTGGTCCACGCGGCATAGACCGTCGCGCCGAAGACGAGCTGCTGGGTCTGCTTGAGCAGATACCCGAGCTCCATCTGCTCGACGCGGGAGGTGCCGTTCAACCGGTTGTCGCCCGACTTTTCCATCGAGCTGTTGCGGTAGTAGAAGGCCCTGAGTTCCTTCAGCGTGTGCTCGCGCAGGTAATCGGGCATTGCCTCGATCTCTGCCTTGATCGCCACGTAGTCGTAGGCCGGGCTCTTGAAGTGCCGCGCGAAGAAAGCGAGGCCCGTCTCGAACGCCGGCGCCGACTTGGGCTTCACGAAGCGCATGCCGGCCTTGATCGAAAACGGGTTGTAGCGGCTCATCGAGCTGCGGCTCTCGACATAGCGGAAGCCCATCAGCCGATAGCCGATGTTCTTGAAGCGGTAGGCGATGCCGCCGCCTCGATACATCGTGTCGAGCACCGTGCGGCTGGAGAGGATCAGGTTCTTGTTGATCCACGCCATGCGCTGCACGTTGATGAGCCGGTTGTCGCGCCCGTTCTGGTTCGGCCGCAGGTGCGGAAACACCTGGTTGCGGCCGGAGTCGAGCGGCTTCGGCACCGTGAACACCATCACGCCGATGGTCTGCGCGGGGTTCACGCCGTCGTCGATCACCAGGCGCACGTAGCGCGGACCGATGCCGTTGTTGCTCGCCTTGTAGTGCAGCTCGTGCAGCAGGTGCCAGTCTTCCAGCGTGCCGCGCTCGACATACATGTGCTTCATGAGCGAGAGCGGCCGCGTCCCGGCCGCCCGATCGCGCCGAATGATGATGGGGCTGTCGGCGTCCACCGTGCCGCCCACGGCGATGAGAGTGGCCGGGAACGGGTTCATTCGAAGCTCAATCCGCGCGCGATGACGCCGAGGTCCGTGAGCCAGTCCTCGACCTGCGCCTTCGTGCGCGCGCCGACGAACTGGGCCTTCACGACGGTGTTCAGGAGCACGCGCACGTTCGGCACGTTGCGCACGCCGAGCGTCTGGAGGTCTTCGGGCGCGAAGTCCGCGACGTCGAACTCGTGATAGTCGAAGCCGTAGTCGGCCTTGAGCGCCTGCAGCGCGGGCTTGAGCAGCTTGCACGGGCCACACCAGGCGGCCGTAAAGATCACGACTTGCGGGCGTTCTTTCGACGCTTCCAGCGCCGCTTCATACTTCGGGTTCATCAGGCCATCCTTTTCATGAGGTCGTAGGCTTCATCGCGCGTGAGGGTCTTCGAGCCCTCGGCCGCCGCGTTGAGGTCGGTGAATGTTTCGATGCGCAGCTTTTCGCGATAGCGCTTCTCGATGTAGAGCGACGGCTGCAGGTCTTCCACGAGGTCGAGGTGGGTGGTCGCAACGATCACGGTCGCGTTGACCTTGCGCGCGGTCTTCTGCACGGCATACGCGATCACCTTGGCCGCCGTCCGGTCGAGCACCGCCATGAACTCATCGGCGACCCACACATCGGCTTCGCTCTCGATGGCTTTCGCGAGCTTGAAGCGGTAGCGCTGGCCGTCGGAGAGCTCGCCGGGCTTGCGGATGAAGAGATACGCGTCGTTCAGGCCGGCGATGCTGAGCAGTCGAATCGCGTCGTTCGTGGAGGTGCCGATCTGGTCGATGAGCGACAGGTCCGGGTCGATCGCCACCTCATCGAGGTTCGCGACCTTCTGCGCTTCCTTCGCCATCTGCGCGGAGAGCTCGCGCAGGAGCAGCGACTTGCCGCTGCCCGACTGGCCGGTGATGTAGATCACGTCGCCTTGCGCGACGTCCAGCTGGAGCTGGTCGAAGATCACGAATTCCTTGTCGTCCAGGCCGAGGCCGAACGCTTCAGCGACTTCAACAACGCGCTGGCTGCGGGCCACGCGCGTATGGAAGCGCTTGTCGATGGTATAGGTCGTCATGCGTGGGTCACCGGGTAATAGAGGTTGTTCCGGGAGAACCAGTCCCAGTAGCCGCCGTTGTCCTGCCAGAAGGCGCACAGGCCGTTTGCGGTGAGGCCCGTGAAGTCTTCCTCCGAGCTCTGGTTGTCGAGGCCGTGGACCCAGTGGATCGCGTGCAGCACTTCGTGCAGGAAGGTGTTCGCGAGCTTCTGCGGCGTCATGCCCGGCTGCAGGCGAATGCGCTGGCCGATCAGGTTGCAGTGGCCGAATTCGCGGTTGCCCTCGGCGTCGTGCTGGCTCATGAGCTCCACGACGAACCAGTAGCCGCCCACGCGCACCGCCTGCGGCATGCCTTCGTAGGGATCGAACGGTTTCGTTTGTTGAGTCACGGGTGACTTACTCCATCGTTTCGAGGAAAGCCGCGAGCGCGTCTGCGCCTTCGAGGCCCGTTTCAGCCTGCGCGCGCGCCATGAAGCGCGAGATATGGATCTCGTGCGCGCCGGCCACGTCCTTGAAGCCGAACGCCTTCGAGAGCGGCACTCGGCGCGCGTTGACCTCATCGGCCTTCGCGTGAGCGGCCTGCTCCTGCATCTCCACCGCTTCGGCGACGTCCGGCACGAAGGCGGCTTCGTTCAGCTCGCCGAGGTCGGCGGTCGAGAACTCGAGCTCCTTCACATCGAAGATGCCCGTGAGCAGGCTCTCGATGCCGAGAATCTCGTCGCGGAACATGAGCGTGTCGACGCCACCTTCGTTCGTGCGGTTGTCCGCCAGTCGCAGCGCACGCTTCTGCTCGTCCGTCAGGCCGCGCAGCACCAGCACGGGCACGCGCGTGCGGCCGAGCTTGAGCGCGGCGAGCCGCCGGCCGTGGCCCGCGATGATGACGTTCGACTCGTCGATGACGATGGGCTGCGTCCAGCCGAATTGCTGGATCGACTCGATGATCTTGGCGACCTGGCCGTCGTCGTGCTTTTTGACGTTCTTGGCATAGGGCACGAGGTCGGCGACCGCGCGCTCTTCGTTGGTTCGGGTGACTTGGCTCATGCTGCCTCGAGCTCCTTTTCTGGCACCGGCAGTTCGTCTTGAAGGAACTCGGCCGGCAGGGGTGTTCGGATCTTGCGGAAGAACCGCACGATGGCGGCCCGGCGCACGGAGAGCTTGTCCTCGAGATCGTCATCGGGTTCGTATTCGGACCCGTTGTCGCAGTTCTCGCAGATGGCAGGCTCGACGTTGTGGAAGTAGCAGCTCTGGCACTCCGGGTAGAGAAACTCGGCGCGCGGGATCGCGGCGAATCCGGTGGGCTTGCTCATACCGTGATCCAGTCGTCCGCGAGCATGTCGAGGTTCGTCGGGAACCAGCCGGTCCAGCTCGCGCCTTCCGTTTGGCACTTGAACGACTTGTCCGCTTCGAGCGTCACCCAGTGCGTGTGCACCTGCCCTGCCTCTTTCCAGCCCACGCGCGAGACGCACAGACCCTTCTTGAGCGCCTCGAGGGCCAGGCCGAAAGTCATGCCGGTCGCGGGCCGGTAGGCGGCCTCGAACGTGTCCTTGGGGCTCCACGAGGTGTAGCCGTCCTCGTATTTCACGGAGTAGCCCGGGATTGCCTTGCCGTGCTCGTCAATGCGCGTGAACGGCTCGGCGTGGATGATCTTGGTGCCGATGTAGCGGATCATTTGTATGCCTTCATCAAATCGACGAAGGCCATGCCGGCGTTCGTCATGGAGTCTTCGGTGGTGAAACCGGCCTCGCGCTGGCGGCGCTCGATGGCGCTCGTGACCCAGGCGACGTCTTCGACCGGCACCTTGAAGCGCATCACCTGATGCGTGGCGCCCAGGCCCGCACCGGAGAGGTCAGGCATGTCGGCCTGATCCAGCTTGTCAAGGTCGTCGAGATCTATACTCGAAGCTGCGAGAATGTTTTCCAGCTCGCCTTCGGTGTAGGGCAGGAAGGTGCCGATATCCTCGACACCCATGTCCTTGAGCAGGCGCGAGAGCGCGAGCGTGTCGTCCTCGCCGTAGCGTCCGTTGTCAACGAGGCCGATTTCCTTGGCCGTCGTATCGGACACGGGGCCGACGTTGACGATCAGCACATCAGCGTGGCCCGCGCGGCGCGCAGCCTCCCACCGATGCTGACCGCCCAGAATTTCGTAGCCCTCGCCGTCCGGGTGCGGGCGCACGACGATCGGCTTGTAGACGCCGAAGCGCGCGATGCTGATATCCAGCTTCGCTTCATTCTCGGGGGTGAGACTGTTGGTGTTCCAGGGATTCGCCCGCAACATGTCAACTGACACGCGCGACGACTGCGGCTGGAACTTGGGTTGTGCGGCTGACATAATGCATCCGTGGTGTAAGTTACACGTTACTTTACAAGCGGAACTCCTATAAGGCAAGAAATGGCACAAGGACTGACTCTCGCCGCGGGCGCGGTGAACGCAAAACTGCTGGGCGCAACGCGCGAGGCGAAGCTGCTCGTGCGCGAGAAGCTCTCCTACCTCGTCGATGGCGCGAGCTACACGCAGGCATTCAAGGGATCGTCGTGGGATGGCTCATCGAGCTTCTACGACTTCGCCACTGACACCTTCCCGGCGGGCTTCACCTATAAGGTCTACGCGGTGCTGCTCAAGGCCGGCTACAAGGTCAATCTCGTGAGGAAGCCCGCACCGGCACCGCTCGGTCCCGAGCGGCCTGTCGTCGACGAGTTCGGCTACGACCCCGCCTACAACTACCAGCCCGAGGTGGCCGACAAGCTCGTGAAGCACCGCGCGATCATTGCGCGCGTGGCAACCGGGGGCGGCAAGTCGCGCATCGCCCGGATCTGCTACAAGCGCATCGGGCGCAAGACGCTGTTTCTCACGACCCGGGGCATCCTCATGTATCAGATGGGCGATGCGGTGACCGAGAACTTAGGCGAGCGCGTGGGCGTGGTGGGCGACAGCCAGCGAGACTTTTCG